ATATACACTCTTTGATCCTCTAAAAATCTATATTCGTCAGAGTGTTCAATTTTAAGAGCTGAACCAACTCCCATAAAGTAGTTTTTAGCTTCCCCTACTGCCATTTTTCCTGCTGGCATATAGTTAGATACAATTATCTTGCCATCAAAAGGTAGGTTTTGATTATGATATAGCCCATACTCATCTTGTATGTTAAATAATGGATAAAATTTGCTATAATATTCAGCTGGATTAACCACAATCAATAGTCTGCCAAGACCATTTTTTCCTTCGGCTAGTGGAGCTAGTATTTGTCCACCTATAGATTCAGGACTAAAATCAGCTAATGCTACTGCATCCTTATCTTTGTGTTGTCCATCAGATACATCAGCAAGCTTTTTAATAATACCAACTGGCCCATCTTGTCCATCCCCAGCAATTATTGCTTTTTCCATAGCTAGTGCGATAGATTCAGTTAGTATAGTTCTGACATATCTATCAAGCCATTCAGGTCCTAAGGCAAGCATAGCCTTACATACTGGTACATATGCAGATACCTTGTATAAGTCTGTCTTAATAATTTTAAATCCAGTATCAAGCTTTTTCTTAATTTCGTCACATAGTGGACCCCACCAAGCTTCTTCAACATCATCAACTCTAATCACCCATTCAGTGACGCCAGTTGTATTTTGAAAATCAATTTCTGATAAAATAGGGTGATCTTTAGTAAGGTCTTCAAACACTCTTTCAAATACAGTTCTAGGAAGTTCTAACCCCTCAAAAGAATGTTTATCCTTAACTTCATTGTAGTATTTTCTTTCTTCTGCAGTTAAAGGCTTAAACCCTCTTTGAGCAAGTACTGATGCATCAGCATTTTCAACACTAAAAGTCTTCGCTTCATTAATGATCTTTTCTTGGATAGATTCATTATTTGCAACAATATTTTTTACGATAGTTTCGGAAAACTTTTCAGAATCTCCCGATTCCAAAGCATCTTTGATCTCTGCTTGGTCTACTGTGTTTTGTTCTAATAACATAGTCATATATTTTCTCCTTTTTTAAATTTATCTATTAAATTTTGGCTTTCGTTTTTTACTTCAATTTTTTTCTTATCTTGATTAGTAATTTTGTACTTTTCGAGTAAAGAGTTCTTTACGCTAACTTCTTCTTGTACTATATCTTCTTTAGGCTTTTCTATAATTGCATCTGCAAAACCTAGAGTGATACATTCTTCAGCAGTTAAGTATGTTTCATCTTTTATAAGTCTTTCTAGCTCACTTTCTTCTCCCTTAAAGTGTTCAGAATAAGAAGCTAGAACAGCTTTATCAAACTTTTCTAGGTCATTCGCTATCTTTCTAAGACCTTCGCAATTGCCATATACAAAGGCACTAGCCCTATGTATCATCATTAGTGAGTTCGGATACATCTTTATCTCATCTGCTGCCATAGCTATGATAGAGCCCCCACTTGCAGCGATAGCATCGATAATGATAGTTACATTCTTGTTGGAGTCTTTGATATAGTTTCCTATAGCTACAGATGCATAGACATCTCCGCCCTTAGAGTTTAGGTGGATTTCTACATCATTTCCCTTGATTTGGTTAAAGGCTTCTTTTACCTTGTCCATAGTGATATAGTCTCCAGACATTTCTTCACCAGTCCACCAGTCTGTAGGTATTTCCTCAACTATAGACCCATAAAGATATAGCTTTTCTTTTCCATTTTCTTCTACAAGTTCCACTTTAGGATTAAAGTCAATACTTGCACAAGCTTCTCTAAAGTTCTTCATACATCCTCCTTTCCTTAAAAATTGGTACAAAAAATAGACCTTTTAATGCCGTGTCCAGGGCAATATTAAATTTCTTCACTTGCTTCATAGTTTTTAGTTACTCTTCTCTTCTGACTTTCCTCTGTTCTAAGTGGTTCCATTCCTAGTAGCTTTCTATTTTCATCAATGTTGTTGACTCCATTTCTAGTTAGAATATCAATAACTCCCGCTAGTTGTGATAGGTTAATAGTCTTAAGCTTGGATGTATCAATAGCCATATAAGTATTATTTAGATAAGCATTCTTAGAATAAAACTTCCTATTGATTTCATCTTCTATCATCTCGCAAAAAGGCTCTACCCCAAACTTAATAAATCTATCAACAGTAGACTCCAAATCATTTGCTGATCCTTTAAGCAATGCTGGAGGTATGCTAAAGCCAATAGCTGTAAAATCAAATATATCATCTATAAGGTTTCTTATATCTCTAGAGTCCGTAGAGTTCTTATAAGAGTCACTAGATATATCTTCATAGGTAATACCATTAGTTAGTGGCAATACTGCACCATTTTCAGCTCCATAGAACTTCTGGATTTGATCATTTAAAAGCTTATTTAGTTTCTCTTTGGCAGCTTCTGTTTGTGGGTAGTTCGTAGGTATATTTACTATTCCACGTTTAGCATTGTTTTTCTTATAGCTAGCTTTGGAATACTCTACAAGCTTTCCATAATCATCATACAAAGCACTTATTATATTTTTGATATTTCTTTCCGATAATCTAAAATAAAGAACATCAGACTCATCATAGTCTCTTCTAAGGCTAAAATTATCTACCACTACATCTCTATACTTACATGTATAGAAAGTTCTAACCTCTTTTACAAAGCTGTCAGCTATGTAATAATCATCTTTTTGCTTAATAATTAAGGCTTCTCCATCATATATAAGCCTATAAATAAACTTTTTCCAAAATCTACTTGCCGAGTAGTTAGGATTAGGCTGTACATTGAGTCTATAATACGTGTCCGACTTATCTTCTTCGCCTTTTTTATATGTATTAAATTCTGACAAAGATATAGCATTGCCTATCAGATTAATAGCAGAGTTTATAGCTAAATCTCTAACTAATATTTGTTCAGATAAATTTATACATAGCGTTTCAAAGCTCGCTGGATCCTGTTTACCACTTTCTTGTCTCTTAAATATATCTCCTAGCCAATCTCTAAATCCCATATACTACCTCCTTTCTTAAAGCATGATTACATCAAGATCCATTACATCACCTTGACCATCACTTAGTTCATCATGTAGTTCAGTTGCTATCAATCCATGTAAAAAAGCAAAGAATCCATCAGTTTTTCTCTTTATAGGTTCTATTTTTTCATAGGACTTATTGCCTTTTTTATCTGTAACTACTTTCACATTCCAGAAATACCATCTAATAAGTTTATTGTCATCTAGCACTACAGTCTGATTAGCAAACATATCTGATATCACTGGTGCCAATTGATTGTGGCTTATAGTCCCATTAGGCACTCCTTTAAGCTCTAGACCCACTTTTTCAAAACTATCTTTTAAGGCTACAAACTTAAACCTATCTGCATATACTTTCTTGATATAATACTTACTAGACATCTTCATAAACCAATCTGCTATCATATCAGTAGGTATTACTGGATAACCCCTCACTATAGTTACTCTTCCTTCTTTCTCCAAAAGCCCTACATCTATCTTTTCATATTTCTTACTCCTTATGCTCTCTTCATGGATAAAGGTGTGTTCTTTAAAGATATGCTTGCCATCTTTTTTAAAGGTAAGACCCACAGAGCAAAAGTCTTCTATTTCTGCAAAGTCCACCGATCCTATACATTCCAATCCTTCTAGATCTGGTTCTTTTTGATTGCACGCTGCAAGCAGGTTTTCCCAGCTAGTAACAGTCTTAGTCTTAGACTCATAAGCTAGGTTAAGCCTCTTTAGGATAAAAGCTTCTTTTTTCTCATCAAACCTAAATGTATCTTGGTACTCTTTCATAACTTGTCTTTTTAAGGTCTGATTATAGTCCAGTCTTGGTATAGCCTTAGTAAAAAGCTCAGGCTTGCCGTATTCTTGGATATTATCCATTTTAAAAATAAAAGGGAAAAAGCCATTATGGTCTTCTTCCCCCGTTAGTACTGCTATTGATTTTTCTTTTAGATCATCTATGACACTATCTCTTACATATCCATCTGTAGTTAGGTATATGGTCCTAGGTTTATCAACCTTACCAAGACCCCCAGTCAATACAGTTATGATGTCATAGTTCTCATATTGATGGACTTCATCAAAGATTACAGCTCCTGGCCTACCACCATCTTTAGTTTTAGGATTAGCGGTTAGATACTTTATAGTAGATGCAGTCTTTTTATACTCTATATCTACCTTGTTCCAATAAAATAATTTTTTATAAAATTCTTTATTAGTTTCTAAGATATCCCTTACTTCATCTGGACTTGTCTTAGCCTGGTCTTCACTGGTGGCCACAAAGTTTACATCATAGTTTCTTATACCGTTATAATCACTAGTTAAATAAAAAGCATCCATTGATGATGTACCATTTTTACCAGTACCACGCCCCCACATATTAAAATTTTCATTAAAAACTGGGAACTCAGTGCCTTTTTCATATAGACCATAAAATATAGCAAATCTAAATCGTTGATAATCATGCATGTGGAATGGAAAATGCCTTTCAAGCATTGCTATAGCATCTTCTATATGCTTTGCCCTAAATTCAATATTTTTATCATCTAGGATAGGTCTTAGAAAGTCCATTAGAAGTTTTTGTTCCTTGCAAGATGGTATAAGCCCTTGCTCTACCTTTCTCATCCACTCCGATATGTAAGGATGATAGTTATAAGTTCTCCTTCTTGCCACTTCTACAACTCAACTTCTTCCTCTTTAGCTTCTATGTCTGCGCCTCTTAGACCTAACTCAGATAAAATCTTAAGCATCTGAGCATTTACTCTTGTCAGTTCGCTCACAGAGTCATTACGCTTATATCCTTGCTGCCCACCGCCATTGTTATAAGGGACATTGACTCCTCTTTTTGTTATATCATCAAAAAGCATGTCCTTAACTTCCCATAGTCTACAATAATCATCAACTAAAGATACGTAATGGCTCATTTTTTCTAGCCCACGTTCTTCAAGCTGATTTATTAGATCCTCTCTTATCTTTTTCTTGCTAATCTTAGCCATTGCCCCTCCTTTCCAAATTCTAAGCACTCCATTTTCCATATATTTTTTATGGTTTATATGTAATTATTTGTCAAAAATTAGCACTACACCCCCATCACACGTAAAAAACCAAAATTTTTCCACACCCGAGGCCCCACCCCGGTCCCAGTAGTTCAAGAAAAATCTAAATTTTCTCAGGCGGGGGATTCCACAGTTCACTCAAACTTTTCTTTATGCACGTCTGAGTTAAATTCCTTTAGTTTTTCTGGATGCTGAGAGTTGTGACATGGTCTACATAAAGTTATTAGATTGTCGTCATCTAGTCTAAGCTCCCAGCTATCCTCTAGATGAACCTTGTGATGAACATCAAGATAATTATTTTGTCCTACAGTTGCATAACCATTAGCTTTGCACAGTTGACATTCGTTGTTATCTCTGTCTACTATCTCTTTTCTTTTTCTTAGCCATGCAGCAGACTTATAAAATTTTCTTCTTTTATTTTTATTTACAGTCATATTTTAATCCTAAAAATAAGCATAAAAAACAACTGCTGAAACAAAATTATAAGGAGTTCTAAAAACAATTACCGCAGTACTCATTTAAAAAAGCAGTTGTAATTTTATGCAATTTTATACACTATCATTATAGCCCTTTATCAGGCACTTTTCATTCCATATCCGTTCCGTTTCTGTTCCTTTTGTTCTACTCTATCTTAGTGATAAAAGGATCAATTATATCCATTTTATTGGATATATATAATAAAGCATTATCACTCTTACGCCATATACTAGTCTTAGATAAATGCAATTCTCTACTCATTTGCTCCATAGTTTTGTCATGCTTTACCCATACATGATATACAATAGCTCTCATATCTTCATCTTGAAGACAGTCTATTGAGTATTTTATGGCTCTATTTTCCAGCTCGATCATAGTCATAGTACGCTCAGCCTTAATTATGTCATCCAGTAGAGCGTTAAATCTATCCTCTTGCGTTGTCCCACCACCTTGAACAGCCTCAGAGTCAGACCAGCCACTCTTTAAGCCCATCTTATCTCTTTTTATGCTGATACGTATTTTAAGAGACTCTATCAACTCCAAATCCTCACCGTAGCACTTTAAACGTTGTTTAATTATGTTAGCATCTCGCCTTTGCTTATTAAGTTCTCTCTTTGTATCCGCGTCCATCTACACCCCCTTAAATACACTCTTTAATCTCAATCTCAACCCTAGGGTTGTCCTTATCAAAAAGCACCCTAGAGCCATCATGAGACCTAACAACCTTGTAATTATCATCTGCAATCACTCCACAATCTGTAAGTATGTCACAAGTTGCAGCTAATAGATTAGTTAAGTCCACTCGGTGTCTAGTCTGCCTATAGTAAACACACTTTAAATTTATAGGATAATCTATAGCCTGCTTATACTTACCTGTGATTTGCATTGCACAATCCCTTGCATAATCCTTATATCTTTTGGATTGTGTCAAAAATGGTCGACCAGTCCTGCTATTCTTGTAAATCTGCATAGAGTTTTTCTTCGTAGCAGGATTGCCATATATAACCATCTTCATATTTCGCTCTCTAACGATTTTAACCCCCTTAGACATACAATTACATATCTTTTACATTTAAAACCAATCTAGCTATAAAATATTGACGATTTGACCTATATCAGAAAGGTATTGATCCATTATCTTCCATTTCTGTAAAATCATCACCGAAGAAATCATCATCACTATTTTGATTATTATCAGCCTGTCCATCACTAGCCTTAGATAAAAACTCAACACTACTAGCTAATATATCCATGGTATAGACCGTCTTACCGTCCTTGTCCTTATATGACCCAGTCTGTAGACTACCAACTACGGCACATTGACTCCCTTTGCTTAGATACTTGCTACAGTTTTCCGCCATTGCTCCCCATACTTTTACACGAGGAAAGTCAGCAGTAGGCCATCCGTTAGTCCTTGCCTCCTGCTTTTTATCCCTGCTCATCTTTCTGTCTATAGCCAAAGTAAAAGTACATACAGGCTTATTTGATTGAGTATATTTAAGCTCTGGTTCTCTTACTAAACGTCCGATACAAATAAATTTATTTAGCATAATTTCGCTCTCCTATATAATTTTTAATCTCTTTTTTCTTCTCTTCGCTCATCTTAGCCACCTGCATAGGTTTAATATTTATCTCATCAAGCAAGTCCTCAAAGCTTACATAGTCAAGATTTACACTATCAAGCAAATCATTAACTCTTTTTGTATACTGATCAATCCTCTTTTGCCCAAAGCCAAACTCAAGCCTTAGAGCCTCAATAGTTAAAGCCAAAAACTGTACAACAACCTCACGATTCTTAGCCTCATTCTCACGCCTGAAATGCTCAGCTAGGTTGTCTATCTCTTTGCTAGACAAGTTTAGCTTGCGTTCATACTTACGCTTTTGTTGTCTATTCATGTAGATCACTCTCTTGCTCTTGCTTTTCTAAATCGCTAGCTTTTACAAATGACCCATTTTTCACCACACCTTTTCTATCGGCAATTTCCTTGTAGGCACTTTCTACACAATCAATAAAGTCTAGGTCAAATAGTTCTGCCGCCATGATTATCGTATTGACTTTAACATGGATAGCTTTGTTATAGTCCTTATCAGTTAATAAGTCGCTAAAGTTTAACATAAGCGTTTGTATACACTCAAATTTATCTTCAAAGTAATCATTTTTTTGATATTTATAAAAGTCATTGATAGTCTTCACTAAGTCATTTTTATCACCTTGGATTAAGCTGCCAATCACAAGCGTAACAAATACATCTCCTACCGCATCTTTAATCTCTTCTAGGTCATCTTTGCTTATAGCTATTACTAGCTCAGATACCTCCTCAGCAGTTTTTATCAACTGCCCCTCTACTGTTCCTTTTTTATCTAGCTCTCTGTCTATCGCCCACTGTTCAATTTTTTTAATTAATTCTTGTATTGTCACTCTTCCACCTCTACTATCTCAAAATCCTCTAACTTTGTATCGTATTTTTCTTTAATATCTTCAATTTCTTCTAGGGTAAATTTTCCCTTTATCCAATTAAAGCTTAAGATTCTATCTAGGCCATAAACATCAAGTCGGCAATCATAATTAAGATAATTATAATCGGCATTTATCCATTTATACCTTAAATAATATTTTCTAGGTTCTTCACGCTCATCAATAGGCGTTTCTGCATAACTACGTATTAGATAATACAGAGGTGTTTTTAACTTATTTTCTAATTCATCAAACGATGTTTTTGCAGTATCAAATGAGTATATGACGTTTTTAAATACCACCGCAACTAAATTGCAATCTAAAAATATCTCATAACTATCATATTCAGGACAATATGTATCAGAATATTCCTCAATATTAAATCCTAAATCCTCAATCTTTTTAATAAATTCCTTAGTCCTCATAAACTCCCCTTTCACTCATTCCTCCACCTCCTCTTCAGACTCAATCTCTCTAAAATAATATTCGTCATCTCCAGTATAAATAAATACTCCAGCCGGTCCAGTATCTACACACTCCTCTATATATCGCTGTATATACCACTTAGCTTTCTCTAAATCCTGCTTAGTGTTACCTTTATGCTCAGCCCTAGCTATATATTTAATGGCATTTCCCAGATGAAACCCTAAGTTCCAATCTTCTATGACATCTATAACCTCTATATCCCCTTGATTGTAGTGGTCTGGGTGGTTTATATACTCTGACACTCTAACTCCTCCATAATCTTTTTAAATGGTCCTGTACCATGCTTGATATCTCTTACTATATTTTCATCCACGTTGTATTTATCCCTAATCCTACTAGCTCTGTAATCTTGGTCATTCATCTTTTTAATCTTAAGGATTAAGTCTTTGTCTTTTAGTACATCCTCTATAGGTATAAACTTTGCAGGATCTTTATATCTAAAACTCATAGTTACATGGTCTTTATCTCTGTCATAGCTGTAATCAGGTTTATATACTCCTCCAGTTATAAATCTTACGATTTGTCTTTTTTCGATATTTTTATATTTATCTATAAGCACCCCCTCAAAGTAGACGGTGCCTTTTATATACTTCTCCTCATATTTTCTAAATACTTCATCAAAGGTCATATCTAGTGATAATTTAGGTCTCATGACCTACCTCCATAAATCTGCCTATACTGCTTTGCAATACTACGCATATTAGTCTCAAACCTAGATAACTGCTCATTGCTCATACCATAATGCTCAGGGTCCTTTTTGCACTCGTTTAACTGATTGATCCACCTATTAATTTTTCTTTTATCAGCGACAGGGTCATTGCCCTTTAAAAATTTAGTCATAACTTGCTAATCCTATCTAACTTTGCCTCTAGGTCTGATATATCAGTATCAGCCTCGCTATATCTACTATCACTCCTATAACTATTAGGATTACTACGGTCTATATAATTGCCGTCCCTAACCTTGACAAAGTTGTTAGGTCTTATAAACCAATCATAGTTAATAACAAAGTCAGTCTTATAGCCCTTAAGAAACTGACTATCATCGATAGACCTAATAGCACTTAGCACAGCCTCAATCCCATACTCATTTATCCTAGCCTTAGTCAGTTTATGCCTATCAGTGCCAGCATTTAGAGACTTGATCTTAGGAATATTTTTATCTAAACTATTCCATGCAGATAAAATTTGAGTTTTCCATGAGTCATCATCCTTCTTGCTCTTATCTCTACTCTCTAACTCTATATCTCTATCTCTATACTCTGTGTAACATTTCTGAACTTTGTTACGCTCGTTCGTAACATTGTTACGCTTGCTTTCTAATTGTTTTTTATCATCTAAACCTTGATCTTCCAACGCTTCCTTTGCTCTTAACTTCCTCATACGCTTAGCGGCTTGAGTTTCTGACCCAATCATCTCATCTATCTGAGACATGTAAATCTCGCCCGAGTCCAGCATTTCCACTAATCCTACTTGCCTAAAAAGCTCCATCGCCACTCGTACAGTATCGGGGTCAGTATTAGTCAATCGAGATAAAGATTTTACATCATAAGGTATAAGTCTAGTGCCTACAAACCTTATTAAATAGCCATCATCTTTAAGGCTCTTAAGGAGTAGTTTTAGATAAAAATTTACATATGCCACTCCATTCTCTTGTTCCTCAATCCATTGGATCGTGTCATCTTCATAAAAGTCTTCAGCTAATTTCAGCCAATAGTATCTCTTTTCTTCTGCCACTAACTCACCTCACTAACTAAAAAACTAACCTGCCCATCATCATCAGTAACCGTCTTTACATCACGCTCAAGCTTGCCAACTCTAGTCCTATATTTCCAGCCACCCATAAGATAAAAAGGTGTAAACCAAATATCATCATCTGGAGTGTCAAGGCTTGCTAAAGCATCTCTTTGCCTTATCACTGCATTAGCCCCCAACAAAGACAACTGCACATAAGACATATGGCAAGACCTAGCATCAAGATCCCTGCCCTCAATCACCATGACATTTTGAGGATTAAAACCCATATTATGAACTAGACTAAAAGCAGCCATCAAAGTGACTCCACCGCCACAAGCCTCATCAATAACAGTAAAATAACCCTTATCTTTAATAGCATCCTCGACACTCTCTTTGCTAATAGTCTGCTCAGCTAGTAAATAAGCCAAGTTATAAGGCGTAAAAAACTGCCCCTTCCACTTATTTCCTAGCTCTAGCTCCATAAAAGCCTCACCCAGCACATCTCTAGGATCTTCTTCCAGATCAAGTACTAAGCTACCAAGCATATCAGCAAAAATGCCTAGTTCCTCTTTTGTATATTTATTCGATATTTCCAAATATCTTTTTGACCTTCTAGCTCTTTGCTTGATGTCCACTGGGATAGAAATACTTAAAGCTGACATCTCAATAAAATCAGACCAAAGAGTATAACTACCCCACTTATATTTTTGAAACTTTTTAAAAGTTTTAACTAAATTACTTGTCATCTTTTACAGGCTCAAAATCATCCTCAAAGAAGTCATCTTCCAAAACTTCCCCAGTCTCCTTATCCACCTTAGGCTCTTGCTTTTGTTCTGGCTCATCTTCCACAACTTCATAGTCAATATCATAAGTAATACCACCTGTTTCTGCATCAGTATTTGACGATTTAAAGACTTGATTGTCATAAGCCATAGCTTGGCCTAGCTCAGGCTTATCAATTGCCTTAGGGGCGTATTTAAGCACTTGAATGATGCAAGACTTCTTAGCCATAGCATCTGGATTTTGTTGCCATGGGCCATCTTTTTTGTAATAGCTTTTAGAAAACTTCTTTCCGTAGGCTTCTGCATCCTCTTTACTCATGTAGAAGCTATCACGACCACCTTCTTTGGTTTCATAAACAGCATAGTAGCCAATCACATCTCCAGATTCTCCGATTAGAACTGGTTTATGTTTGATCTCTCCAGTTCCATAGTCAATATCAAAGTCATCGTTCTCGTGTACTTCCTTAGCAGTTATTCTTCTGAATTGACCTGTGTTGTGTGCTAATTTTAGGAGTCCTTGGTATCCAATTTGGAACTGAACTTCTACAATTCCTTTTCTCTTATTGTCATAAGGTATCAAATAAGACTCACCTAGTGGAGTATTAAACTCAAGCCCTAACTGTGCTGAGTTCATCACTGCAGCAAGTAAAGACTGTGGACTACATTGCAGTAACTTAGGATTGCTATTAATAGCAGTTAAGCCTGTCCTTATAAACTTCTCAGTAGGCAAGTATTGAGGTAGGGCATTGTTTATCTCCCCTTTCATACTCATAAGTAGATTCCTTACATTATCCTGTGGTGCTGGTTTACTATTAGTTTTCTTGCTTAATGCTTGTTTTGCGTTAGTCATTTAAAATCTCCTTTTTAATACAAGTCATTTATAAGATCACAATTATCGTTTATAATCTCTTGAAACTCATCTACACTTAAATCATCTCTAGCTTCTGCAACAACCCCATATAATCCAATTATGAAAAGCTCAGTATATGGAAACTCGTCACTACTACTTCTGCCATATAAATCTTGGCAAGCATCTTTCAGTTTCCCTTTTAACCAACCTTTATCAGACTCCCATGAGCTCTTATAAACAAGATCAATCATAAATTTGTTAAGATCCTCTTTTTCTTCGATTTTCTTATCTTTCTCTCTCGATTTCTGATAATCCATTTCTGGCTTTGCTTCATTAATCATTTGTTTCACAAATTCTTTAATTAACATTTCTTCAAATTTTTTCTTATCACTCATTCTTTAATCTCCTTAATCAAAAATCTTCTAGATTCAGTCTCTTTTCCGTACTTCTCATATATCTCAGGTGCTTCCTTCTTAATCCTCTTAGTATCAAGCCTTACGCTAGTACTAGGCTTATAGCTCACTGTAAAGTGTTTGCTCTCTCCGTAGTTGTTATCACCCATAGCAAGCTTTATCTCCTGCTCAAACTGCTTGTTATAGGTTTCTAGAGTCTTAATCTGCTCCTTATTGTAAAGATATAGGTCATAGGCATGTTTATCTGTATCAAGGTCAATACTATCCTCTAGACCCCCTTTAAAGCGTTTTTTGAGTGCTTCATCATATAAACTAGACCCATCCGGCTCTGGCATCACACCTTTTTCCACATACTCAGTCCAAAACTCGACTTCTTTTTGTCTTAACATCTGTATAGTCTCATCATCCCAGTCAACCTCACGAATGATAAAGTCAGTACCAAAGATAAGGCAGGCTATATAGCACTTCTTGACACCAGTAACAGACATATAGTGCAAACACTGAAGCTCATACTCTATAGGTATAGCACCATCTGCCCACTTATCCTTTACATAAGGACTAGCAGTCTTACACTCCAGGATTGCATCTTCTCCCACAACACGACGGTCAATGTCCGCAATTAAGAAAGGATATTCTTCATCACTCATCATGTGGTTATCTCTCCTAACCTTTTTTCCAGTGGCTTCTGTAAATCTTTGGGCTACATAGTCTTCAAAGTCACGCCCTTGCCTTAAGTGTTCGCTCTCATTGTTTTCCTTAGGCACTTTCATAGTCTTTTCCAGATATAGTTGTGCTGGACTCTTCCACTTGCTTAGGCCACAAGCAGCTGCTGCATCAGAGCCACCTATACCTACTTGCCTTAGCTCTAGCCACTCTTCACGGGATAGCTTACTAACATTAGTTATGATATTAGTCATAGCAGACCATCCTCGTACTGAGAGTTAAGCAACCTTTCATCTTCACTCGCTTGCCTATCAAGATCTTCTAAATATTTTTCATCTCGACTATCAAGCTTGCCAACTTTAATATCATCAATATCAGTATCTTCTCCGATCTTTTCTGCTTTGCCCATAAATTCGATAATCGCTTGCTCATAGTCATCAAAAAAGACTTCATCCATAGCTTGCTTTGGTATATCAACCTCATAGTCTTCATAGATGCACTTAGTAAAGGTAACTCGCATAGTTCCTCTCTTTCTCTCTTCTTCTAAATTCTCTTTCTATCAAAAACAGTTCTTCCTCTGGTCTAGGCTTTAAGCTTTCATGTAAATTTTTTACTTCCTTAAGCTCATCTTTGCTTAACTCTTTAAGGTTCTTCCTAAATTCTTCACTTTGGTATATATTCACTTCTCAATCCTTTCTAGTAGTGGTATAATAACCATGTATTTAATATTGCTGAGCCCCTTAGATTGCAGTCTATTGGGCTCTTTTGCTTTTATTCTCCAAAGCAATATCTTCTAACATCACAAATTTGTTTCATACGAGCTTTTTTCTCAGCTTCTTCACGATTTTTTCTAATTTGGTTTTGTACAAATTCCTCTCTTTTAGCTTGCTTTCTTGCCAATCTCCCATTTTGTGTTTTGTTAAAATTTAAAATCCTGAATGTCATTTTTATCTCCTTATGGTAAACTCCAACCACCCTTAAAAGGTGATATCTTTCCTTCTTCCACTAATTTCAAGCTATATTCATCAATAAATACACTGTGCTGCTCCCCTGTTAGTGGAAAACTAACACCAAAGTTCCATTTATCAATCTTTAAACCCTCTCTAATAGCTGTTTCACTTACTCCTAAAAGCTTGGCAGCCTTTTTTACTAAATCATCATCACTCTTGCATCTGTTCATTTCAGACCCTCTCAATCATTGGTAAATATCCATTTCTTTTAAGTTCTTCATATAAAAACATTCTTCCTTTTTGTGTCCATTTAGTAAGTAAATTGACATCTGTAGTTCCATCTTTTTTCTTATAAACGTGAGTTTCAGAACTTGTATATCCCTTGTCTTGGATATTTGCATATAGTAACCATTGCTTACCTTGTTTATATTGGATCCTTAACTCATGTAGCAGATTATTCATCTCTTGAGGAGTCATCCCATAATCTTTAGCGATAGAGCTAACCTTAATCAATGATGTATTTTGTAAGATTTTATCAACATAATCAGCCTTAGGTCTTAACTCACCAATGATTTGGTCTTTCTGTTTATTTTCTAACTCTAGGCGGTCAATACTTTTTTGTGCTAATATCAAAGCTCTAGCAATCAATTCTTCTTCAGTCTCGCCCTCTTTGGTTACCATATATCCACCATCTTTTCTAATAGCTGGTAGTACTTCATGAGTAACCCAATGCTTAAACTTTTTTGCGTCTTCTAATTGGCTTCCAAAAACTAATGCATAAAGGCCAGATTCGTTTACTACTGTCATTTTTTGTCTTCCGCCAAGGGTGTCGACCAAATCTACCCCCTTATCTTCTTCGAAAACATGAGTTTTTATCGCGTCTCTAGTATTTGTAAAACCTAATGCTTTAGCTACATCTTTACCTATAAACCATGGTTGCCCATACTCATCTGTAATAGTTCTTAATTCTCCAAAATTACTATTTTTAAAAATTTCTAAATTGTTCATTTATCCCCCCCTTTTTATGCTTAAAGCGTTATTAAACGCTAAAAAAAATATCTTTATATTCAACATCGTATAACTCTTCTATCTTTTTGATTTGTGTAATTGATGGATAAGATTTACCTGACTCCCATCTTGAAAGTGTGCCAGGATTAACTCCTAAGCGTTTAGAAGCCTCAGCTTGAGTCATATCTTTATTAGCTCTTAATGCTTTTAAACTTAGTTTCATATTTTCCACATTCTCACCTCCTTTGAATTTGTTAATTATACAATACTACGCTTTTAGCGTTATGTCAAGTATTTTTTTCGCTTTTTGCATAAAATTATTTAATTAGTATTATATTTTCTTGCATTATTACGCTTAAAATGTTATTATAAGGATAGAAAGGAGGTTAATATGTCAAAAAGAAATGATTTGGGGAATAAAGATATATTTTCTAGAAATCTAAAAATGTATATGGATGATAAAGATATATCTAGGACGAAATTAGCAGAAATATTAGACACGCCCTACTCTACACTTAGTGATTGGGTAAATGGAAAAAAATATCCTAGAATAGATAAAATTGAGTTGCTAGCTAATTATTTTGGGATAGACAAATCAGATTTAATAGAAGAAAAAATAAATATCGAAGACATCCCAGGAGCAATCCCCATGCAAAAAGGTAGATTGATACCAATCTTAGGAGAAATAGCCTGTGGTGACCCAATACTAGCCCAAGAAAACCTAGACGGTTACTTTTTATCAGATCCATCTATAATAAAGGGAGACTTTATCCTAAGAGCTGAAGGCGATAGCATGATAGACGCTGGTATCCACGAAGGTGACTATGTTTTTATAAGTCAGACCCCAGACGTAGAAAATGGATCTATAGCAGCAGTACTAATCGATGATGACACAACACTAAAAAGATTTTATAAAAGTGATGATAAGATAGTACTACAGCCAGAAAATAGTGCGTATAGTCCTATCATAATTACAGAAGATGATGGAAAAAACATCAAGATACTAGGACAAGTCATAGGTATATACAAACAGAATATTAGGTAAAAAAAGAGGAACACCAAAACGGTGCTCCTCTGCCTCTACCAAGATCATTATACCACAAGGGAGAAAAATATGAAACGAAAAATTGCTATTTTACTAGCATCTACCCTACTACTTGCAGGATGCGGCAAAAAAGAAGCAAAGCAAACTCAAGAGGATAAGACTGCGGAGCAATTGCTTGCACGTATAGGAGAGTTAGAGGAAGAAAACAAAAGGTTAAGAGAGGAGTACGACATACCAGAAGAACCAAAAAACAACGAAGAAGTAGTTGATGAAATTGCAGAAGATGGGGGAAAAGAAGACCAAGCAGCACCTGAAAGCCAAAAGAAGATAGATGGAGAAGAAAAAGGAGCAGGTACAATCAACCTTAGCACCCCTGGAGGTGAAGGTCCACAAGTAACTTTAATAGTTGATCCCAAAACAACTATAAGTTCAATTGGTTTATTAGCTGAAAATGTTGAAGTAGATGGTAATGAACCAACAAAAGTATACGTAGATGGACAAGAAAACAATATCTTGCAATTATCAAATGATTCTAGCCATCAAGGTACTCTAACGCTAAAAGGTGAACAATTAAAACCAGGAACACATAATGTAGAAGTCATACAAGAAATTGATGGAGAACAGAATTTTTATAGGCTACTAACCTATGAAGTTAAATAAACAAAAACCCCTAGCCTTAAGTCGCCAAACCATAAGCTAGGGTTAATATCTACAATAGACAAAGTCCGTCTATCTTTGTTTATTGTACCCTAAAATAGAAAGAAGGTACAAGTGCCCAAAAGAAGAAAAAGAGCAAATGGAACAGGATCTATATCCCATAAAAAAGGCAGAGCCAGACCTCGGTATGCAAGATTACCAGCTGGGTACACAATAAATGGAAAAGAGGTGCGACAAGATATAGGCTTTTTCAAGACCTATAAAGAAGCAGAAGAAGCCTTAGATAAGTATATGGGACTCACAGACATTAAAACATTTGCCGATGTATATGAGTACTACAAGACTACAAATGAATACACCAAAATCAGCAAGAATTCTCAACAAAGATATGAAAATGCATTTAAAGAGTATAAGCCAATCCATAATAAAAATATGATAGATATTAGATATACGCAATTACAAAAAGTATTAGATGATATGGTTATACGTGGATACGATAAAAAAGTAAATGGAGTCATGACGCATCAAGAATACTCAAAAGATCACTTAGAAAAAGTAAAACTTGTAGCAACTAAAGTATACAAGATTGCCCTACAAGATGGTTTAGTAACAGAAAATATAGCATCTCTTATGAAAGTAGGCGGTATCAAACAAAAAAATAAAAAAGAGATATTTACCAAAGATGAAATAACAAAATTATTTAATAGCATACCAACTAATCCACACGCTAGGCATATATTAGTTATGTGCTTTACAGGTATGAGGACTACAGAATACAGAAACCTTACAAGAGACAGTATAAACTTTGAAACCAACACAATTACAAATTTTGGAATTAAGACAGATGAAGGTAAGTCAAGAACTATGTTTATACACCCACAAATTAAAAATATGCTTATGGACTTATGTATAGAATCAAAGTCTGGGGTTTTAGCAGAAGTGGATGGCAAAGCAACCACATATGATAAAAAATTCTATGATAAGATTTATTATCTAGCCCTAAAGAAAGCTGGAGTAAAAAGGAAGACCCCATACACCTGTAGATACACCTTCGCAACCATAGCATACCAAAGCGGAGTATCTGAAGTAGCAATTCAAAGATTAATGGGTCACACAGACTTTAAGATAACTGAGCAATCTTATATCCAAGACCTAAGTGACTTTGTGTACGAAGAATTACAAAAATTTAATGTATCGTCCTAATAATGGTCCCCAACCTGTCCCCAACCGATATGTAAAACCATAAAATAACAAAACAAACTATATTGAAATCAAGCCAAGCCCAGTTATACCAACACCCATTCATTGCCCATCATCTCCACCATAAAAAAAGAGAACAGGTTGGAATTGCAACATTTAAAATATACGTTGTCCCCAACCTGTCCCCAATAAAAAAATAAAAAATACTTGGTACAATAAGCAAATTAAAGAGGACACTCAGTCCTCTTTTTTCTTGCTCTTAACTTCTTTTTTTAACTTTTCCCTCTCCTCTTTTGGAGGTAAATACTCATCTTCTAAAACCAGTCTGCCGTTGTAGTAAGCATCTTCTGCTGTATCAAATCCTGATTTGGTATAAACCTGACCTTTAACAGTTAATTGAGCGTAATATTTATTAGTTCTTTTTTCTAAAATAACGCCCTTAAACCCAGATTTATTATTTTTATTAGTTTTATCATTAAATCTTAATATTTCTACTCCGTTTATCTGTACATCTGATACCTTAGCATTAACACCAGCTTTTTGCAGGTCGTTTATGCGGCATTGTTTGCATCTAATGACATCACCGTTTTTTAAGCTTTGTGCTGTAACGTTTATAAAATTTCCACAATCACATTGGCATTCCCAAAAAAAAGACCCATACTTATCTTTCTGCTTCAATCTTCTTTTTACTGTTAATTTACCAAATTTTTGCCCCTCTAAATGCTCCTTATCTAAGGCTCTGTTTTTTGGTTTCCCATAAATCTTTTCCCGATTTTTTCTGATTTTAATAGCTTCTTCTAGATTTTTGCAGTACTTACTTAATTTCTTGCCGTCTTTAGCGTACGTGGCTTTGTAGGGGGATATCTTGCTATCGCTAGTATAACTGATTCCTCTGGGTAAATCTTTACTACTCTTGACCATTAGGATTCTCCTTTTCAAAGATTTTTACCAACTCATCAATATCATCTTTTGTTGCATGATGCCTTGCAAAAGTTCGAGCATTAGATCTATATCGATTGATTTTTGTCTGCTCTGGATTTCTTTTTTTGTACTTTTTAGAGGCTCTACGCTGAGCCTCTGTAGTTTTTAAATTAGTCATTACCTATCAGCCTCTGCCGCTTTTAAAAAGTCGCTCCACATAGCTTCTGGATCATCATATCTTGAGTAGTCTAGGTTATACTCGTCTAAAGCTTTTTCATAAACTTCTGCGTCTATATCACTCCACATATCAGCACTTTCTACTGCCTCTATAAACTCATCTACTGTTAAGTATTCATAGCTATCAAGGTCTATGCCTTGATAAGCTACTACTAGTTCTTTGTCTTCTTTGCTTCTTAATACTTCTAGTTGTTTTGTCATTTTTATCTCCTTATGCTCTAAAACCTACACCTTTAGCGATTCTTATATAATCTTCTAAATCAACCATATGACCAACTTTAGGCTCTACACATTTATCATCAAGATATTGCATAGCATCAGCTAGTTCTTCCCACCAATAAAACTCTTCGTTATCTGTAAAGTACGCGTCACCTTCTTCGTCATATTCTAAATATTCATCTGCCTCAATAAGGTCTTTAATTTGGTATAAATTTTCAATTTCATTTAAATATTTTCTTGTGTTTGTCATTTTTATCTCCTTTAATGTTTATTTTTATCTTTGTTACTTATATTATATCACACGGGGGTTATATGTCAAGTCTTTTTTTTAAGTTTTTAAAGAAAATATTAACTTTTTTATAAAAGTAAGATACATCTATTGCAACCAAGCCATTCATCAATATTTTGAGCTATAAGCGATTTAAAAAAGCTAGGTATATGCTTATATGCCTAGTATTTATATCAAAATACAAAAAAAGAGGCAACCATATAGGTTACCTCAATTCTTGCCCTGACAATCTCATTTGTCGTTCTATACTCACAGAAGGACTTTTCTGCTTTCTGACTAGTCTTTTAAATTATACCACAAAAATAGCGGCCATAAAGACCACTCTTTTGCAATGCGCTCTCGCGACATCATCAAATAAAAAATAAACACTATCTAGATTTATTTTTGTATTATATTGTCTTTTATATTATACCACAAAAAAGAGGGCCAGCACACTGCCAGCCCAGAGTTAAACATTTACTATATCTTACTACTTATTTTTTTGTTTTCTAACTTCTGCCTCAACTACATCTGTGAGGTAGGAGTCAAGATCATCATATGTTTTTGATAAAACATCTTTACTTGCATCATCTAGGTTTCTTTTTATTTCTGCCTTTGCTTTATCCAAAACTTCTCTCTGAGCTTTTTTATCAAAGTTAAGTTCTGGAGAGTTTTTAAGTGGATCTACTACAGTTTGATTAAGACTGCCTACTATGGTCTCTGCTAAGTCTAACACCTGTAAAGTTGTGTTACGTAGTAACTCATTATCTATAAGCTCAGCCTTTGCCTTGCCCTATTTGATACCTTGTATAGCTAGAGATATAACTGCAGCTGATAAAAGTACTATTACAAAAATTATTAAACTATCCCTCATTTATCATACTCTCCCTTAATGTTTTTCTATACCAATTTTAAAATAATGTGCAGCATTAGCTACTTTAGTAGGATCCATACTCTCTACATCAGCAAGTTTTAGCAAATAGCCGTCATCACTTAAAAAATAAGCTCCAGAGTATTTATCTTTAAAATTAATTAAAGCAAGCCTTTCATCTTCATCCTTATGTGCATTTTTATATTCCGTCCAATCAAGTACTGTAAGTAAACATGGTTTATTTGCATCTATGCTATCTATTTCAGTCCAATTATTTACATGGCCCCTACTTCCAAACTTTTTATAAGTTGGTACATAAGTTGGGTTTTGTTTGGTGTCCGAAAATTGGCTGGGATTTATACTTTGCCATTCTAAAAAGTAATAACCATTAGTATGCAGTACTTTCATAATACCATAATTACTTGGTTGGTTTTCTAATTCATCTCGGTTTACATAATAATAACCATTAGGTATCATCGTATAGGTATACGGTATATCTTTTACAGGAAAGATATATTCAAAAGCCTCAATATCTTGCAGAGATTGTAAATTCCAAGGACTCAAATCCATTTTTAAATTTTCAATATCTTCATCACTTAGATAATCTTCTTTTTTTACATAATCAGATAAATCCAACCCTAATTTTAATAATTCTTTTTTATCATCTTCTGACAAATCACTAAATGATAATGCGTCACCTTTAGCTCCTTTGGGGATAGTAATAGTAGTGCCATCACTAAACTTAACAACTGTACTACCATCGCTTTGTAAATTAGTTGATTTTATAGTTATTGAATCTCCCTTGGGTCCCTTGAGGGATTCTAAATCTTCTTTGGTAAAATCGCTTCTTTCAAACGCTTTACCCCTTTCCCCTTTATCCCCTTGTTTTCCCTTAGGGATTTTAATCTTTGTTTTATCACTAAAGGTTACATTGATATTACCATCACTATCAACTTGAGTATCAGTAATTTTAATTGATTCCCCAGTATCTCCTCTTAAATTAACAACACTACTACCACTCCACAATATTTCGTTATTATCTGTGGAAGTGATTAATCCAATTCTACCTAAACTATCAATATAATAATCTATATTTGGTCTTGCATTTTCTACAGCATCTGATTTTTTTGTGTAAATTCTCGAACCATCTTCTCCAGGTTTACCTTGTTTGCCTTGTACACCTTGTTTACCAGGCTCACCTTTGAGTCCTTCCTTTTCTTCGGGAGTTAACTCTTTTAAGCTATGCTCGGCTCTAGCCTTGACCTTAGTTGACTTACCATCTATACACCAATAACCATCATCTCCTATATAAGGAGTAGCACCGTCTCTTACTACCATTTGCTTACCGTCAGAAAAGGTAATAATATTCTTATCATTTTCTTTTTTTACAGAAGTAATTTTTATCTTTAAATCATCTAAATTATCATTAATCTTAGCAGTTTCCACGGCTAAGCTATAGTCACTGCCAACATCTACTTTTATTTTATAATCACTCATAAAACCTCCTAATAAGTTACATCTTTATAGACTATCAAGCTTCCAAGGATCAACGTCCTACGATTACCACTTATAGTCCCATCTGATATTTCTAAATCTATAGCATAAGTTCCGTCTAAGTCTTCCATCTGGGTTGGCGTAAAATTAACCTTATAAATACCTTCGTCATAAAGGGAAGTAGATGCCACTACCTTTTGATCAGCATCTTCTTCTCTTCTGATAGTTGATTTAAGTGTAATTGGCCCTGAAAAAGGTGCATCTGTCAAAGTTACATACAAGGTAAAATTATCTCCCCTAGTAGTCTCAAAAATATATTTGTTATTACAATTTAACATAATTACTCCTAAAAAGTTACCCAGGCTCTAGTATTGCCGCTTGTACGTCTATAAGCTACATATCTACGCTTACCAGAGTTACCTATATAGGATATCCATCTATAACCGTCTGCTTCGTAGACACTGTCATAGTTTATTCTAGCTCCCATAGGATAGGTTGCTACTATAGCTGAGTTAGTGCTTGCATCTGCTCTTACATGACAAGCTGTTTGCGTTATACAATGCCACTTTTCGTTTTTAATAAGTTTTTTACCTGATGCTTTTTGTGGTGTTGGTGTTTTTGCAGGTGCTATATCTAAACTACTAGAGCCACCGTACCTAGGTCTAAAGTAACGTTCGTTATTGCTCCTTCTACGGTCTAAAAAGTAGCCTATATAACTAGTGTTGTCATTGTAAGATATCCCGTTGTTAGAGTAGTTAGAGTGGATTATGCCGTCTTTTTTATAAAACATGCCAGTGTGTCCACCAGCTCCAGCACTTGTACCCTCTCCTCCTCTTATAAAGATATCTCCTGCTCTTACATCCTTGTAGTCATATATCTCATCTAAATACTTACCTTTAAGCTTAAAGAGTGTCTCTGTGTTACCTATAGGTGTATTTTTAGGTAGTACTCCACCTGCTATTAGTGCGTAATACACCGCTGATGAACAGTCATAGCCTGGGTTGCCATATCTTTGCTTCATACTGTATGGATAGTTGCCTTTATGTCTGTGGTGCTTATCCATCCAATCTAATGCTTCTTTTACTCCCATAATTGCCTCCTTTGGGGTACTAAAAAAGGACTAGCTTATGCTAATCCCTTTTACTGTTTAGACCTGATATACTCATCAAGCCCCTTCTTCACTTTTTCTAAATCTGCTTTTGTAGCTAGATCTTTGGTATTTTCCCTTATCTCATCAAGCATTCCAGCTATACTCACTAACTGTCTATCTACACAGTCAAACCTATCTCCTGTCCTTTGTATATGTTCTTCAAAAAGCCTGTTGTGTTCTTCGATGGCTTTTGTATTGCCGTCTATACTATCACTATAGCTTTGTAGTTGCACCGACTGACTCTCTAGTATCTTAGATTGTGCTTGTGTAGTATTTTTAAGCTCTTCGGTCATACTCAAGTATGCTTTTCTAGTAGCTTGCTCCGCCTCTAGCTTGTCTTTTTCAGCTTCTAGCACCAGTTCATCATGTTTAGCCTTTTGATCTCTCTCGTATCTCTTTTCTTCCCTGTCATCATCAAACTTCTTGTCCAATCTTTGTATATACTTATAAAAAAAAGAAGTTACAAGACCTACAGCAATTATAGTGATACCAATAGCTACACCATAATCAGCTATAACTTTGGATATTGTCAATTTATCACCTCACTTTATTTTTGTTTATATACTTCCTATTTGATTCGTACATATCTTTGCCTTCTTACTCAATACAATTATTCATCTTCTACATTCTTAATATCTATTTGTTCATTTTCTTTTTTTAATTTTTCATTTTCCAGTTGTAGCTCTCTAAGTTGTAACTCCAAAACAATTTTATCATAATTTGCTTGAGCTAAGTAGTTACTATAAATTTCTATAATATCACTATTGTCTATCATTAGATCCCTCTCCTTACTAGCTGATCCATTCATGTACTAATTGGTCTTTATAATATAAAGTCATATTGTTATAATAAGCTTTCAATTTCCACGAACCAATTTCTATCGTTCCTCGTCCTATAGCATTTTGTCTATTAGAATCATATGAATCTCCCACCGTTAAGCTTCCCCTTACCATAGTGTTTTGATACATTACGATAGGATAATTATCGTGAGAAGCTATATGTTCATTTTTGTCTAAAACTATATAATGTTCTCGTTCGCTATTAAGGTTTTGACCTTTGTTTATTATAATTAAGCCAGAATCATCATGAGCTATTTCTACTACCGGCCTATTATAAGCTAAATTATCCTCAACTGTTAGAGTGCTTGATGCAGAAATTCGTCCCATAAATTGATTTTGGTTATTAGGATCATACATTGATATAGAAGATCCATTCATATCCAAAGCTCTTTTTGTACCATTATAGGTTTTAAATCTTCCAGTTAAGTTAACATCCCCTTGCAAGTCTACTTTGCTAGCATTTATCTTAATAGACTCAGATGATTGATTTATAGAAGATATAACTCCATCCTTATCTACCTTAGTAGATATCTCACTAGACGTTTGTCTTATACTACTCTCAGCACTAGACATTCTAGATCTCAGCCCAGATACATCGCTATTTATAGACGAAACCTTACTTTCAATGAGGCTTGATGTTTGAGTCTTTGTAGAGTAGTTATTGCTTACATATGTCCTTAAAGATGAGTCCTTACTATCTATCCTGTCATTTACAGTTTTTATCTGACTAGCTATAGTGGACTCTAGCTTGCCTTGACCTAGCTTAAAGTCTTGACTAACTACATCTATCTTTTTATCTACATCGCCAATTTCATTGTTAATATTTTGTATGTCATAGTTATTAGATAAGTCTATATCTACATCTCTTAGATGGAGGGTAGTTCCATCCCAGTACATAGAGTAGTTTGTTCTAGACTCGCCTATAAGAAAAGTGCCATCTTCCAGGTTAAAAAATACCTTTCCGCCTCTTAGGACTCCAGCCCTTATTAAGTTAGCAGTAAAACCATCTCCATCACCAAATGTTTCATAAGCAAAAGATCCATCAGCATTTTTATGATTGGCTATAGCTATCATTCCACCCTTAAGGTTAATAGCTTGAGTAGGATTGCCCTCACGAGGAGCATTGAGTATCAATAACCCTTCTCCTTCCTCAGCATAGACCCAACCACCAGTTTCATTTAGTTCCTTATTAAATCTCTCTAATACTCCTTGTATATACGATGACTTTACACCCTTTGCCAACTTTTCTAGTTCATTATTAAACCTATTCCTATCATTTTCAAAAACCGATTTGAGTTTGTCATAGGCTACCATATTATCAGATAAGTCTTTGACAAAGTTGCCAAGTACTATCTCACTATCATTCAGCTCTTCTAAAGGATTATCATTAATAGCGATCACCCTAGTTTGCACCAGAGTATCTAATAACTCATCCTTAACTAAGACTATATCTCCTAGGTCTACACCTTCTCCTATATATCCCTCATACCTAGATATATCTTCAACATTCAGTTCATAAGTTATCTTAGGCTTAGATAACTCTTTAAGCTTTGTCTTAGTAAGTTCTAAAAGCTCTTCTTTATCCTCGCAATCGTCAAAATCAACACTTCCAAAGATATGTACTCTCTCTTTACCTAATCCATACTTCTTCCTAGCTTCTTCATCCGTTACATACTTCTTTCCACCGTTTATCTCTGCAAAGTCAATCTTACGACCATAGCCCCCTGAAGGCTGTCCATCTTCTCCGACAACTTCTTCACCTTTCCCAAAACCATATAAGGCAGTTACAAGGTCTTTGGTAGATGTAGTCTTTTTAATAGATCCAATATCTTTTTTATAAGTGAATCTCTTGCCAACATCCCTACCAATTGATTGTCTTAGGTCTATATACCTATGCTCTATACCTTGCTTGCCTACTATCAGCCTTACTTTGATTTCCGCTTGATATTTATCAATTATTTGCCATAGGGCAGCCTTACAATTAGTTCTATAAATATTAAAAGAAGCTTTGCCAAAGTCATCTACGTAGCCTACTTCAAACCTTGTACCTTCTAATATTCTTCCTAAGATATTACTAGCAGTTTCATTTCTAGGCTTCATATCCTCTATAAAAAAGCCATACAGCTCACTTGTAGAGTCCTCGCAGTATACTTCATAGGTTAGCCCATTTTCATCATGAGTCTTAAAATAGTCTATTATGATATATTCATACCAAATCCCCTGCCTATCCTTAAAAAGTAGACGTTGACCAAACTCAACTTCCTTATCAGTTTCAAATTCCAAAGTGTTAGAACCGTTGATTTCTCTTTTTCTTTGTATATTATTATATTTTAAGGATGATATAAGACTCTCATCCCTATCAAAAAGCATAAGCATATACCATCCTCCTATCTGTCATATAAATATCTCTCATAGTACTCTAAACTTACATATTTGTCCGCCTTTATAACATCTCCGCTTCTTATATCAAAGAAATCAGAATAAAGGCTCAGTTTATCCATAGCTCTATTAGATCCAATAGTAACCACTTCTTTTTCACAATCCACAACGAATTTATTAGCAGCATCAGAACGAATCTCTATAAATTCGCCAGTTCTCGTATTAGTTATCTTGTTGGACATACCCGTAAAAGTAAAAATACCCCTAGTTGCCAAGCTTGTAGCCATTTCTATTTGCTTACTCATAAAACTTTTTGTTCTATATCTATTCTTACTTCTTGCAATAGGATCAGGAGCCATAAATACCAGTTCTAGATATGCCATACGATTTCTAAACTTCTCAAAGTTCTGTATATCTACCAATACTGCATCATACCAAGTCCTTTTGTTTTTGTAATTTAAAGGAGCTAGCGTTTTTGTATGTACTAGCTCCATAAGATCAAAGATAATATCATCAATATTATTGGTAATTCTATTAAATTGTCTAATCTTTACAGTTATATACAAAGGCTCAAAGTTCTTTGTCTTATATAAAACTCCATCTCTTCCTAATATCTCTTTCTGACTTATCTTCATAGGAGGTAGTGCAGGTCTATCTACATATTCAATCACTCCTAATTTGCCTAATTCTCTACCAGCAAAGATAAGCGAGTTATTCCATAAATTATCCAAGACCAACACCTCTTTTCTTGTTCTCTATAAGCCTATATAGCTCTCTAGCTATCTTATCTATATCCGATTCCTCCCTTACATTAAAGGTATTTCCAGTTACAGTCACTCCAGTATCACTACCTCCAGCTTTTAAAATTGCACTAGCAACTATATTATCAAGCTTTTCAATAGGTAATACTGCCTCAGCACCAGCTTCACCTACACCTTTCATTCCAAAAGGAGTATTAAACATTGTAGGTTTAGTAAATATAGCACCTTTTTTATACCAATCAACAGTAAAGTGAGGTACATCTGGAGGATCGAGTGAAAAACCACCATACATACCAAAGTGTGGGAGTTTTATATGTGGGAATTGTAAATGAACATCAAAGTAACTGATTATATTGTCGATTGCATTTCTAACTATATCTCTAGCTGTCTCAATAGGACCCACTATAGCGTTTTTAATACCATTCCATTTATTATAAGTAGCAGATTTTACCGAATCCCAACTACTAGATACTCTATTACCAATAGCATCAGCCTTAGCTGACACCGCATTCTTAGCCGCATCCATAGGCCCTGTAATAGCTGATTTAATATTATTCCATGCCTTATATGCAATATTGCTAATACTATTCCATATACTAGAAAGAGTAGATTTTATACCATTCCATATATTAGAACTAATATCCCTTATAGCATTCCAAACATTGGATATAACATTCTTTATCTTATCAAATATTGGCCTTGCTACATCATATATAGCATTCCATATACGTGATAGTACATCTTTAATACTATTCCATACATTAATAGCAGTAGTCTTTATAGAGTTCCATACACTAGATAAAAAGTTTCTTATAGCATCAAATATAGGTTTAGCTGCATCATAAATGCTTTGCCAAATCATCTTTAAAAAGTCCCTAATAGGATTCCATATACTTATAACCGTATCTTTAATACTATTCCATATGCTAGCAAAAAAGTCTTTAAGCTTAGTAAAGATAATCCTTGCTATCTCTACAAAGGCTTCCCAGTTTTCTCTAAAAAAACCACTGATAACTTCCCATGTAGTCGTAAATATCTCTTCTATAAGCATCCAAGCCACTTTAAATACATTTACGAATGTATCAACTACAGGTTGTATAGCATCAACCATAGCTTGGATCTTTTCACCAAGCCATTCTCCGATAGGATCCCAAAATTCAGACCAAGCTTCCTTGACTCCGTCCCATATATTTACAAAGAAATCTTTAATAGAGTTCCAAACATTGCTTGCTGTCTCATGGATAGAATCCCAAGCGTTAGTTAATACCTCTTTAATTTCATCCCAATTTTTAATTATAAGAGGGATAGCTATCGCAAGTGCTCCTATTACTACCGCAGCAACCGGATGAGCAAGTAACAATCCTCCGAGATTAGAAAACGCACCCTTAACTAAATCTATAACCTTACTAAGACCAATCATAGTAGAGCTTGCACCATCCATAGAACCTTTTGTAACAGCAATTGCTCCAGCAACAGTACCTATTACATCTGATAATTTACCTACTAAAAATAATATAGGTCCCAAAGCGGCTACAATACCACCTATGTCTAATATTGTCTCTTTTACAGGATCAGGTAATTCGTTTAACTTATTTATAAAATCAGTGATTTTACTTACTGTATCTCTGATTTTAGGCATCAGTAAATCACCAAAGGAAATAGCTAAGTCTTCTAAGGCAGATTTTAATATTTTAATTTGACCACCTAGATTATCCGTCATGGTGTCGGCCATTTTTTCAGCCGCTCCATCAGAGTTATAGATAGCATCGCTTAAACTATTGTAGTCATCTTCACTTGTATTTATGATAGACAGCATACCCGACATAGCATCCTTACCAAAGATCATAGATGCCGCTTGTGCTTGCTGGGTTTTATCTAATTTTTTAAATGACTCTCTAAATATCCTTAATGTTTCATCTAGCGACTTACCTTGTACATCTTCAATTGACAAACCCAACATATCCAAGCCTTTATTTACCTGCTTAGTTGGTGATGTCAATCTTGAAAGCCCCATTCTTAAGGAAGTACCTGCTTTAGCCCCTTTAATTCCATTATTGGCCATCAAACCAATAGCTACCGCTGTATCCTCTGCTGAGTAACCTAAAGTTCCAGCTATAGGTGCTACATACTTAAAGGTTTCTCCCATCATGGATACATTTGTATTAGAATTAGCAGAAGCCGTTGCAAGTATATCTGCGAAGTGAGACGAATCTTTTGCTTCTAGACCAAAGGCAGTTAAAGCATCAGTAACAATATCGGATGTAGTTGCTAAGTCCTCACCACTTGCTGCAGCAAGGTTCATAACTCCATCAATACCGCTGATCATATCCTTGCTTTTCCAACCAGCCATAGCCATATATCCCATGGCGTCAGCAGCTTCTGACGCAGAAAACTGAGTCTTTGCTCCCATTTCTCTTGCCTTTTCCCTCAAGGCATCAAATTCAGAACCAGTTGCTCCAGATATAGCTTGTACCTTAGACATACTAGAGTCAAACTCCATTGTCACTTTGCCCGCAGCAGTAGCAACACCAACTATTGGTGCAGTTACTTTCTTAGTCATACCCTTCCCCATATCTTGGGCAGCTTTACCAAATTTTGTAGCTTCATCTCTAACCTTGGTAAGCTTTTGATATGATCTATCACTTTGTGCTTCAAAGCTTTTCAGCTGTCTTTCAGTCTTCCATATTTCTCTAGTTAGATTGTCATAGGCAGCACTACCTTCTGCAGTTTTTTTAAACTCGTCAGACATTTCAGCTTGACCTTTTTTGAGTATATCAAGCCTTTCTTTAGTATTTTTTATAGCATTTGCAAGCTCTCTTTGTTTTTGAGCTGCAAGCTCTGGCCCTTTAGATTTGTCATACTTTAGGGCGTCCTTTATATCTCTTAAGTTCCTAGTAGTATCTCTAGCCTGCTTGTCTACATTCTTTAAAGCAGTAGTAAGCTTGGAGGTGTCTCCGTTGATTTCAATTGTGATTCCCTTTATATTTCCATAGGCCATAAATCACCTCCTTACTCTAAAACATGTCAAAATCTTCTTGTGTGGCCATTCTTGTTCCTTCTTTATTTTCTTCCTTATCAAGTCCATGCAACTTATTATAAGTAGTAACATAGTCCACCAAATTACCTATAGTCATGGTTTTAACCATGTCAGAATCAAGACCACAAGTAGTAGCCGCCACATAGATTTCATCTATTCCGACTTTTTCTCCGTTGTTGTTATCTGGGTATTTTTCAATATCTTTTTTTTTGATATCAAAGAGTCGTATAGACAAGGAAGTAGTTCTTTACCTACATCAAATAGTGGGAATTCTTCAAATTCTCTATACCATTTAGCTGGTTCTGGGATAGAGTCATCCGCTGCCTTAGCAAATGCCCATATGATATCTGCAATTTCAGTTATTTCTGTTGTTATCACTTGGTCTAAGACGTCACTTGTCGCCTTAACTAACTTCTCAGATCCTATTTCACCCTCTTGGGCAAAAATACTAGGATCAACCGCATTTACCACATCAGATATAAGTGGCAATATGACCGTCATAGCATCCTGTCCAAACTGATTTTTATAAATGTAAAAAGACGCTAAGCTAAAAGAAAACTTAACGTCCTTACCATCAATTTTTATTGTCTTTATCATTATTGATCCCCTCTAGCCACTTTTTCTTTCTTTTCGTATGGTTTTTCATAAAAAGCATCATAGCCAGTCTGTCCCTCTTCTAGTTTTGCATTGATATCTCCAGTATCAGTCCTTGGGATAGCTTTAATATTAATAGTTTCAGTTTCTGGTTCTACAGTTTCAGTTACTGTTCCGTGATTGTCAGATGGTCTTGACGCAGAGACATTGTAGTATAATCTTCTAACCTTGTTCTTATCGCCCTTAAACTCAAAGGCCATAGCAAAATTCTTTGGTTGAGCATCAATATTTTCAATGATAGCCCCATTAGCATCTTCTTCAAATCCTAATATCTTAGTTCTAAATTCATCCGTAACAATAGCCATTTCTAGATCGCCAGAATAACCATTGTTAGCAAATACATTGTAATAAGGGATATCATCAGCATAAAAGTCATTATTATCCCCTTCAACATCTAATGATAGGTTAACAGCACCCTTAAATACTATCGCTTCTCCATAAATAGGTTTCCCGTTTTCCTCGTCATTAATTGGGAAAATGTGTACATTGGATAAACCAAATTTAACCTTATTTTTACTCATTTAATTCTCCTTAATTTAATCTTTTTGTTAAATCTTCTATAAAATTTTCTTGTACAATTAACTCCACTGGTTTAATATGTGGTATAGCTTTAGTCCTTCCATATGATCCATATTGATTTTTAACCAAATGTCCATTTTCTAGTAAGTGTGTGAGTTGGTAGTGCTTCCTGTTTCTTATTACATAGGAGGTATAACCAAATGGCATTCTTTGCCTTGTATAACCCCAGCTTTTAGCATATGCTCCACCCTTAGCTCTATTGGACTTTGGGCTCTTTTCTTTAAGTTCTTTTACGCCAAGCTTTGCAGTAGCAAGAGCCGCCTTATCCACATCATCAATTACTTCTAGCTTATATTCATCCAGTATCTTTTTTAGTTCCTCTGCTAGATCTATACTTGCACTCATATACTAAGCACCACCATATAAAGACCCTCTTCTATACGTGTATCAGATATATAGTCCCAATTGATTTCATGTTCATTTAACAAATCAATTAGCTTATCTTCCATATATTCACTCTTATTGCAAGTGTATAGCTCTATGAAATAGTCTTTATTGTGCATATAGACCACATCATCAGCATCAAAAGTATCAATATTGCTTCTCATAAAGACAACAAAAGGAGGTTTTACCTTCATGTTAGACGGAAACTCCGTATTTGTTACTGGAATATTTAACTTTTTAAGTATATCCATAAGCTCAACTGCTCGCATCTGTCAAGCTCCTTTCTACACAGGTTATTTCCATCTCTTCGTTTCTAAAATTGATATTATCAACATTTTCGATGTTGTAGAGTCTATCTCTAAAACGGATTCTAAAGTCTTCCCTTAGCTCGTTTTTTATATCTGGCATATACCTTATAAAAAATCTAATTCTTTCATCTGCAGATGTTTGCCCTGCTTCAAAACTTTCTCCAGCATTAAATTTGCTTATATTGGCAAATACCTTTTTAAATTCACTCCAACCGTTATTTCTCCATGTGCCATCTTCTAATTGTATAGGATGAGTCTTCTTTTCGATTAAAATAGGGTGCCTATACACCCTATTGTTTTGATCTAAGTTTCTTTTAAGCTCACTAGTGATATGTTTTTGTATTCTCATTATATCCACCACTTGCTTGTAAGAGTTCTAGTCTTAGTATCTCTTTATGAAAATTATCTTCAAAAAACTCAGAAACATTGTTGTAGTAGTACCTTGCACAGTCTAGGAGCAAGCTCCTTGCAAATCTATCATCAATATAGTCTACATCAGTACCTACTAGTGCATCTATATGTGCTTCAGCACTTTTCAGACTATCTTCAATCTTTTTATCAAGTTCTTCATCTTCGAAGGTAATCAATAGCTTTGTTTTTAGTTCATCTAATAAAACTTTATCATCCATAGCTACTTCTCCTTAACTTCTTCTATCCAAGGCCCTTTCTTAGTCTTAGACTTCAATACTTTATTTATTTCTTGAAATCTATCCTTAGAGCAAATAAACTCATCTCCTACATTTCTTCTCTTATCATTTTTGTAGTCATCAAAAGGGCCTTTTATTACTCTAACTTTCATAATTAAGCTCCAGGTACTTCAGATGCTGCAGGTTTTCCAGTAGTTTTAGGAGCCTTTTTAAGTTCAGTTTTTGATATATCAAATACTATAAAATCTTCATCTTTTCTAGGTTGACCATTAGCATATTGTTTAGCAATATACACTCTTTGATCCTCTAAAAATCTATATTCGTCAGAGTGTTCAATTTTAAGAGCTGAACCAACTCCCATAAAGTAGTTTTTAGCTTCCCCTACTGCCATTTT